AAATCTTTAACTTCTTGTTTGTTTAATTTTTTATCACCATAGCCACCTGTTCTAGCCATTACTTCTTCTTGTGAATTTGCATAAGCTATTACATCATCACAAAATTTAGGTGTGAGTGCTGCAGGAAAATGCCAATAATAAGTAGATAAATTCATATTAATTAAATAAAATTATACGTATTCATACGTTGTAGTTTGTACAAAATTTAGACTATCCTTTTGATTATTGGTTAGGTAATACATATTAGTTGATGGAAACATTATAAATTTATTATTTGTAAGTGGCATATCCCAAGATTTACCTTTACGTCTATTGTCTTCGTAATGTATTCTAACCATACATTCTTCTACTTTTACACCATATAACAAAGTGTAATCAGGTGCGTTACGTAAATCTACTGGATCTATATTTAATAAAGGAGTTGTTGTCTCATTGGGTTTATATATATTTCCCCAAGCTGATTTGTTAAGTAAAGTGATACCGTGTTTAAGATTAATGAATTCTTTTATATAAGTATTTAACTTATCAAAAGTTCTTGAAAATTGTAATTCTTCATTAGTTAAATTAGATTGTAAAATATGATGAGCTAGTTCATTTTGATCTATCTCCCAATGTTTAGGCATTGAAACATCTCCAAAATAAATTGACTGCTCTGTTAATACTTTCTTATGCATATATGTTATTATATCATTATATTATTATATTATATTAATGAATATTACAACTATGTTTAAAAAAATTTATTCGGATTAATTAGACTTTAAGATCTTCTAAGTCCCAAGATTGTCCTGATTCGTTCCATTTATACACCCACATATGTGTCGCTGCTTCATTCTGAGACTGTTGGTCTGCTGTCAATTCAGGTTTATTTCCTATTGGAGATTTCCAACTTGCCTCTGCTACATTTAAAACCCAACTTGGAAAAGGTTTTGGACCAATAAAAATATCATTATCTTGATCATACGTCATACCTATACCTGCGTAATTACCTCTTAAAGGTGTTCCGCCTTTTTTGTGTTGCCCACTAGATGTATTGTATGAAGTTTGAATCCATAAATTTGCAGGCCAGTTATTATGTTTTTCTAAATATGCTTGTCCAACAGATTCAGTTTCAACTCCCTCATCATTTAAAAGATCTTTATTATCTACAGTAAGAACTGTTAATACTTCGTTTTCTTCTGAAATTTTTGCAAAATGTGCCATATTATTGATATTTGTACCTTATTACTACTATACCTGATCCACCACTTCCATATCCTGCTGCACCACCACCAGTATTAGCTGTACCACATCTAGCAGGATCATCACCAGGCCCTGCAGTTCCAGCGCCGCCTATTCCTGCTGCGCCCCAGTTACTACCAGAATAAAGTCCACCGCCAGCACCACCAGAATAATATTGTGAAGGTCCCGGACCGGGTTGACCTGATGCTGGGCTAATTAAAGTTCCTGCTCCTGCACCACCTGCACCAGCGGCAGAACTTGTACCAGGACCACCAGCTGCTGTGGCACCTCCGCCACCTCCTGCACCTAAATGAGGAAATTGTCCTCCTCCAGATCCAGGTCCACCATCGTTTCCTTGAGCGGGAGTTGTTGGAGGAGTGTTACCTGATCCTTGTGATCTTTCTGAACCACCTGCTTCACCACCACCTGAACCACCATCGGAACCATCACCGTGTGGAGTTGGTATTGTTGCACAACCACCTAAACCACCACCTGCACTTGTTATTGTTGAAAAAACTGAATTAGCACCACTTGTTTGGCATGGTTGATCACAATTAGGTGCACCAGTTCCACCAGCGCCTACTGTAATTGGATAACCTTGTGCTGAAACTGTAATTCTATTTGGTGAATTTGGATATCCATCTAATGGACTAGCCGTGTAAGGGTCGTTACTTGGAGATTTTACTTCTCTAAAACCACCTCCACCTCCGCCACCTGCAAGGTTAGTACCAGCTCCACCACCGCCTGCAACAACAAGATAAGAAACTAAATTATGAGCTGCACATTTTGCTGCTGTACAAACTGTAAAAGTACCTGGGCCTGTAAATGTATGAATTCTATCATTACCAGATGTTGTAATTGTTCCACCAGTAGCACAAATATATGGATTTGCTGCTCCTCCAGCACCAAATCCTAAGACTTGATAACCAAAAGATTTTGTTCGTAACTGATTTTTTTTACTTAAATTTTTACTTGAAGTAAGTAAATTATCTATATCCTTCATATCTATATTCCTTATGCGTCGTTAGCTGCATCAGTAGTATAGAATACTTTTACTCCTAGAACTCTTGATTCACCAGTAAAAGTATCACTCCCATCTGCTGCATCTCTATATAATTGAAAGTAAGTTTGCTCACCTGCTGCAGGAGAACCCGCAACTGTCATTGCACTACTTTCAGATGTAATTTGTTGGTCTTCTACTGTTCCAATTCCGGCATCTGTAACTTCTATTGCTGTTCCGTATGCAACATCAATAGTATCACTGTCTGCGCATGCAACTGCCTGTAATCCAAAAATACAGTTTCCTGTATTAGTAGTAGAAGGAGCCCAATAAACTTGATAAGTTAATGTTCCTTCATTCCATGATTTTGGCATGGCTATGGTAAATTGTGTATATTGTTTTGTACTAGCATCAAAATCAAATACTTTCATATCAGGTCTTGTTGCTGTAGTTTCTACTTGTTCTGCATCAGCTCCGTTAGTAGTCGCAGCATACATTGCTGCAGCTGGAATCCATATAGTTTCTTTACCTGCAATTTTGACTGCCGCTACGGTTCCACCTGAATCCTCTGCTTGAATTACTCCACTTCCTTTTGTTTTTAATGCAATACCTATGTTTGTATCACCACCTGAAGCGTCAATTGATGGATTGTTTCCTGTGGCAGCATTTACAAAAGTAATTTCATTAACTGCTGAACTTGTAGCTGTAATTTTAGCTACTTCGTTACTATTCGTATCTAAAATGGAAGTTCCTATTATAGGAGATGTTAATGTTTTGTTTGTTAAAGTTTGTGTTCCAGCAGTAGTTACATTACCAGCTGGTAAAGTGTGAATGTCTGGGTTAGTTCCATCATTTGCAGTTGCAAATACAGTAGCATCGCCTTTGTCTGTTGTTGCAAAAGTAAACGAATCACCAGATCCTGATGCGTATTTAAATTGAACTGTGTACGCGCCTGATGTTGAATTTCTTAAATAATAAAAAGTTTGTACATCAATTGGAATAGTTACGATTTGATTTCCTGTAATTGTTCCTGTGAATTCAATCATTCTATGAGATAAAACTGCACCAGTTGACCCATCAGATACAGATAAAGTTGTAGTTTGTGCGCCACCTGCTATTGATTGTTGTGTAAATCCACCAACAATTTGTTCAAAAATTTGTAAGTTTGTATTAGTTTTAGTTCCCCACGTTCCAGCGTTTTCGCCAGTTGCCTGAAGTTCTACTCCGAGTGGTGTATATGTTGATGCCATAAATTATCTCCTATTATGCAGCGTCAGTATAACTTGTATTTGATCCAGTTGCAACATTTGTATACGAAGAATTTGACCCCGTGTCAACATCAGAATAAGCTTGAATTCCGAAGCCAGAAGCAGTGCCAAATCCAGCAACAGAAGCAGTGAAAGAAAGACCACTTAATCCTATTGCATCTGCGGGTGCTATAGATCCTACAGAAGAAGTAAATGATACTCCAGTTATTCCTAGTACAAGAGCTGATGGATCTAATGATCCAACACTAGAGGTTATGGCTTGACCACTTGGAGTTATTACAGGACTTGAATTAATACTTATTGAACCAGACGCAGAAGTTGCAGAGACTCCACTAATTCCAATAACGTCCGCAGGTAAAATAGATCCAACTGCAGAAGTTGTTACTTGACCAGTTAGTCCCATGACATCAGCAGGAGATAAAGAACCAACAGATGATGTTGAAGCAACTCCAGTAACTGAAGCAGTAGCGTCAATTGTAAATGAAACAGAACCAACTGATGACGTTGAAGAAACACCTGTAACTCCCATTACGTCTGCTGGTGTTAATGTAAATTGACCCCATGATTGTTCTTCACCCCACGTATCATCACCCCATGCAGAGCCGGCACTAACTTTTGAAGAAATTGCATCTGGTGCTGTTAGAGAAACAATTTCATCTCCTACATCTCCCCAAGTTGAGGCAGAATCATTAAATGCATCAGCTCCCCAACCAACAGTGAGAGAACTAATTCCCCAAGAATTTGTACTCCAACCTAAAGCTCCCCACGTGTCTTCACTAGGGGTATAAATTGTTCCACCCATTCCTGAGTGAAGTGTACAAAAATAATATAAAGTTGGAGCTGAAGAGGCTACAGTTATTTGAACTTGTGTTGAACTATTTACAGTTACGCCTTCAGTATATTGACTGCCTGAGCCGTGTGTTCCATCGCTTGTTGTAGAAAATCTAAAAGGGTGAGCTGAAGGATAATTAAATACATAAGTTCCACTTTCAGCTAAATAGAGAGTATCTTGTTGAACACCATCGATAACATATTTATTACCAGAGTCGGTGCTCGCCACCGTTACCGTATATGTTCTAGTAACGGACATCCGTCGTTACTCCTATGCTAATCTTATGATCGCGTTTGTAGCGTCTGCTGTTGGGAATTGAATTGTAAAAGTTCCACTTGTTACAGTTTTATCTGCGCCAAACGCAACTGCAACACAAGCAGGATCGCCTGTTGCCGTATCGTTGTAGATCAAACAACCATTTGCTGTAAAAGTAGCACTAGAATAACTAACATCACTAAAATCACAAACTGCAGTCGTGCTTGAAGCAACAGGAGTTACACTTGTAAGTGTTGCGCCTCCAGCTGTGTAAGCTGATCCAGATGTATTAGTAATTTCGTTTGAAGTTGAATAAGCTGTTGTACTTGCGCCTAATGTTGCATCACTTGTGTACAAAGCAATTTTAAATGTATTACCTGTTGTCGCTGTAAAATTGTGAACTCCTTTTAAAAGCTCTACTTTAAAACTTGTGCATACTGCCGATGTTATTGCCATAATAAAACTCCTTAAGGGTTTGTCGATGGTATTGTTATTCTAACAGCCCCATCAGTGTAGTCATCTCGTCTTCTTCTACCGATTTGTTCTACACCAAATTTATCTACTTCCTGTTTATATTTATTTTCATATAATGTCAACATATCTGCTGGACCTTTTAAAAAAGCATATGTTTCTGCCAAACAGCAATATAACAAGCCATTTGGGAAGTTTAGACTGATATAATTCGTTGTATTATCAGAAGCTAGAGTAGCTGGCATTTTGTTATAATGCACTCTAAATTTATAAGTAGTATCTGGCACAGGGGCAAACATCATTCTTCCAGAGTTAGTGTCACCATCTCCAGTGGCAGCGCCAAACATAGCATAATATTTAGGTTGGCCTCTTTTTGATGATTCTGTAGATGAAATATATTCTTGTAAATAAGTAACATCTTTTTTTTCTAAATAAACATTGGCTCCTGTTGTTGCAGACGTAGAATCGTAAACTTGAATTGCTCTAATAAATAAAGCTCCTCCTGGAGCATTTATTGTTTCTTGTCCTGTAACTAAATTACCTGTTTGTTGTTTTCT